GCCTGGTCGTCCGCCGGCGGCGTGGTCGCAGCGTCGATGATGGGTGGCACGGCCGGCGCCGGCGAGGTGGGTTTCGGTGCTGCTGCAGCGGTCTTTTTAGCTGCCATGGATGCGATCCTTTACGCGGGTCAAGATAGATTTGCGTTCTTCCTCGGCGCGCAGCTTGGCGCTGGCCAGTTGCCCTTCCTGGAGAACGATTTCGAACACGGATTCGAAGCGGCGCTTCGCCTGCAGCAGCCGATGAAGGTGCTCCCGGCCCTCTACGTCACGCAGCGGCACCTCCTTCCAGGCTTCAGTGATGCCGTCCTCGATGGTCTTCAGCGCCTCGATTACCATCGGATCGGTCATGATCCGTTTGGCCGCCTCGGCGCGGTTGATTGCTGCGTACTGCTGGTCATTCATGGAAAGCTCCTGGTGCTGGCGCCGCTGCCGGCGGTGGCTGGCGGTTCCTGGCCTCGAAGTCCTTGCGATCCTGTTCACGCTCGGCGATCGCTGTTTTTAGCCTCAACTCGCCCTCTTTGATCTTCAGCTCGATCTCCTTCATTTGCAGCTGGATCCTGGCAAGCTCCCGATCGGCTTCTGCCTTCTCACGCTGACCATCGAGCTTCATCTGTTCGACCTTGATCTGCGCCTCAGCCAGGATTTGTTCCGGCAGCGGCGGCGGTGGCCCAGGTGGCGGCTGTTGCACCGTGCTCGGATCGTTGAAGAACTGGTCGATGCCCTTGATGTTCATCGCCTTAAGCAGCGCGCGGTAGGCGTTGTACAGCTTCACCTGGTCGAACATCGGCGAGCCGGAGGCCATGAGCTGCTTCTGCTCGGCGATCACCATCTGCAGGTTCATCACCGTCTCGGCCTTGTCGCCGGTGCCGAGGCCGACGTTGACCGTCGCGTCCATCTCGTCCGACCAGGTGCGCGGGTCGAACTTCACCCAGTTGCCGCGCATGCGTACGGTGGCCGCCTTGTCCTGGTGCTTGCACACCAGCTTGAGCAGTAGCTTGAACAGGTCCTTGACGCCTGTTTCGGCCATGATGCGCGCGATCATCTGCATGCGCTGCTGGCTGGCGGTCATGATCTTCGTCACGCCGGTGGCGGTCTTGTTCAGGCTGTCCGCCTCGAGGCCCTGGTTGTACCGGGTGATGCCGGTCCGGATCTCGCGGCGCGTGTCCATGAACTCGATGCCCTGCAGCGCCGGCGCGGCCACAACGCTGGTGACCAGCGGCGAGATCGCTTCCATCATTGGCCTTTTGCCGCGGACGATACCTCCGATGCGGTTGTCCAGCAGGTCGGCCAGGTTCACGCCGGCGTCGACGTTCACATAGGTGCGCGGGTTGTTGGCCAGGTACAGCGAATCCAGGTACTGGCGCGTCAGGGCCGTGTTCGTCGCCTGGATGGGCGCCGTGACGTCCGCCAGCGCCAGGCCATGCACGCGGTGCGGGATCGGGATCGGCGTGATCAGGCAGTAATCGTGGCCGTCGGCTTCCTCGTTCTTCAGCGTCATGTTCGCGCCGCGCAGCACGTACCGCCATTCGACGATGCCGTCGCCGTCGTGGTCGCACTGGATGTAGCCCTCGAACAGGGTGACTTCCTCCATGGCCTTGTCGAAGGTCTGGTGGTCGTCCAGCACCTCGGTCTCGTCGTCCGACAGCGACTTGAGCGATTCGGCGCCGTCGACGTGCGCGTTCATGTCGTAGCTCTGGACAGCGAAGGCCTGCGCCTTCGGGATGCCCATCTCGACCAGGTCGGAGCGGCGCAGCACCGCGTACTGGCCGACCAGTGGCGAGTCGTAGATCGAGCAGGCACGGCGCGACACCAGGAAGGTTTCCGGCCGCACGTTGCGAATCTGGACCTTTCCCTTCTTGCGCGTGACCTTGAGGTCGACGTCGTACAGCATCCGCTGCGGCTGGGCCAGCTGTGCCTGGGCCTGGGCGGCCGCTTCCGGCGCCATGGCCATGAGTCCGGCCGCCAGCTGCTCACGCTGCGCCAGGTCTTCTGGATCCGGGTATTCCGCCTGCCCGAGCACGTCGATGCCCTCCGCCTCCATGAGCATGGCCAGCTGCATCTGGTCGAGGCCGGTGTACGCCTCGCGCGTGACCTTGTCGGCGTCGTTCCAGAAGGCGCGCACGATGCCGACCTTGGCCAGCAGCGCGTCCTTGAACCAGGTGTTGAAGATCAGGAAGCCCGGGTTCTGCTTCTTGACGATGTGATTGATGTAGTCGGTGGCCTGGCCGGCGAACTCCTCATCCTCGACGCCGACCGGCTCGAACTCGCCGATGTTGTCGCCCGACAGGAACACGTCCAGCAGGTTCGGCAGCGCGCCCTCGACCACCTCGAACACGTCCCAGCTCACCACCTGGGACCGGCCCTCGACTTCCTTCCCGTCCGGCAGGCCCAGGTACAGGGCATAGTTGCGCTCGCGCTCCGGGTTGATGGCATGGTTCTGCCAGGTGGTGGCCTGCTCGATCTCGTGATCGAGCAGCTTGTCGAACGTTTCGGCATTGATCTTAGCCATTACACAATTCCAATCGATTTGTAGGGCAGGTCGCCCTCCCAGGCCTTGCGGCCGATGTCTCCGTAGGCGATCGCGTGGCGCCGCATCATGTAGGCGTAGCGCACGGCGTCCAGGATGTCGTCGCGCTTCTTCACGATCTTCCCCTTCGGGTCGCGGTGGTACTGCAGCACCTCGTCGAACAGGTCGCGCAGGCCGGCGAACACCTTGAAGCGGCCGGACAGCATCAGGTCGCGGATCTCGAACAGGCCGGCCTCGACGCCGTTGCCGCCGTCCTCCCAGGTGGCCTGGTCGGCCAGCATCGTGAAGCCGGCGTCCTCGTAGTACGACTTCTGCTGTAGGGCGCTGCCTTTCTCGGTCTGGAGGCCGTCGGCTGGCCAGGCAGTGGGCACGGTGGCGGCCCAGCCCTTGACGGCGCCCCAGGCCTCGATCGGCTTGGTCTTTTCCTTCTTCCAGGCCTTCGTGACGTAGAACATGTCGCCCTCGGGGTCGAACACGAGCTGCGCGTGCGCCTGCGGGTGGTCCCAACCGAAGTCCATGCCGTCGATGACGCGGAAGTGGCGCGGGATGTCGAAGGGCTGGCAGGTGATGTCCTCTTCGGCCAGGTCGTAGATTCGTCCGTGTCCCAGCATCGGGACTCCTTTCGTTCGCATTTCGCGCTGGTGCGCCGGAAAGCTGGCCAGCAGGTTCTCCTTTGCCGCCTCGCTCAGGTGCGGCGCGTCGTCCCAGCCCTTCTGCATGTACTTCTGCGCCGCAGATGGGTTATCCATGAACTGGATGACCAGGCTGGTGCGGCCGTTCTCCGGGGTGAAGGTCAGGATGCCGCGGCCGCCGCGCCCCTGGTCGCCGGTTGCGGTGCGCACCAGCACCTGGGGAAAGATCTCGTCGTCCTTGGGCTCCTCATCGATGTGGAACCAGTCGACGCTGTCGCCCATCAGGGCGTGCTGCCCTTGCGAGTACGACCAGAACTGGATCGCAGCGTCGCTGGCCTGCACGTCGCCGCCGCCGATCTGGCGGATGTACACCGTGCGCAGCGCATTCGGCGTGCCGGCCATCGACTCGTAGCCCTTGATGTGTTCCGGGGGGATCAGGCCGCCGGTGAAGCTGGTGCCGTCCTTCTTGCCGATGATCGGTTCTTGCAGCAGGTCGCGCGTCTTCTCGCCCGAGTAGCCCAGGCACCAGATCAACGGGGCGTGGTTAAAGGCGTGACCCTCCCAGTTGTCTGGGTAATCGCCCAGAGCGTGCACGGCATCCATGTAGGTGCCGGTGAAGGTCTTGCCGATCCGGTTCGCTGCGATCAGGCAGACCTGGGTGTATTCGGCGGTGGCGCCGACGAACTCGCGCTGCCAGGCGTACAGCGTGGCGTACATGCGGCGGTAGCGGTAGACGCGCGCGCGGCGCTCGCGCTCCTGGAGCAGGGCTAGCAGCAGCTCCCGCTCGGCCCTATTCGCCGCCGTCATTGTTCGCTGCGGCGGCCAGCGCCGCGATCTTGGCGTCGAGCTGCTCGTCGGTCAGGTTGGTCACCTTGTGCTCCACCGCGCCGCCGCCTTCACCAGTGAGCTGCAGCTGGCGGCCGTACTTGCGCGGCTTCATCTTCTGCGCCAGCTCGACGCGGGCATAGATCTGCAGCCTGGCCTTGGCCACGCCGATCTTCGTGCCCCTGGCGTTATCGGCCAGCTCGACCACCTCATCGAGGTGCGTCTCGGCCTGCTCGTCGCGCGCCAGTTCGTACAGCTTTCGGAACTCTTCGTTTTCGGCCAGCCAGCGGAAGACGGTGGCCTTGCTGGGCATGCCGGGTAGCTTGCAGATCGCCCGGATGCTCTTGTCGCCCTCCGCGACTGCGGCGCAGAACTGAGCGGCCAGCTTGGGCTTGTAGGTGGTCGCGGTCATGGTATTCGGTTAAAAAAAATGCCCCGGCAGTTGTTGGGCTGGCCGGGGCACAAACTCCGATCGATCACGGAGCGGTGGAGAACACGGTAGGGCGGCTACTTGGCCGCCTGGAGCGCTGCGATGCGCATGCGCTCGAGCTGGAGCAGAATCAGCAGCCAGCGACGCTCGGTTTCGTGGGTGAGCTGAAAATGCATAGTGCGTAATTTCTCAAGGTAAGGATTTAGGCACACCCATCGTGGTAATGTTGCAAGCCTATAAACTTTAAGGATGACTGATGGACTACGCCAAACTGCTCTTCGCCGTTGAAGCCCGTAAGCTTGCGCTCGGCATGCTGAATGCGGACATGCCCGATCATTACGAGGCTGATGAGCGTGCTGAGCACATGCGCGATTACTTTCCCAAGTACCTTGAGAAAGCAGTCTCAGAATTCGAGTACACAGCGAAGTTGATTGATGACGCTCGGAAGGACAAGGCGAGCGAATAGCAAAAAGCCCCGCGTCATCGCTGACTGCGGGGCTTCGTTTTTCGTCCTTCACGCCGGGGGCTCCCATCAGGGAAGCTCTACACGTCGGATTTCTGGACGGAATTAAGTTGTGGAACGGAATTTACTGCTGAGATTTCCAGTTGTCAAGAGATTTCAAGACGCATCCCGATATATCACCATCGCCTGACTCCACACAGTCCCTTCCGTGTCGTTACTCGCCACGGCGACGCCGCCAAAGGGTACCTACCCTAGTCCGATCATACGATTGACGTTGTCGATCACAGCCTCCTCGTCGCCGTTTGCAAGCTGATATTCGATGCGTAAAAAGTTTGAAGTATCTTTAATATGGTTTTGTTCGCCCCAATTCATTAAATTAACATTAGGCTGATAACCTGTAAATACGGAAAAGTGATCATTAATCCATTTTATGTTATCCATTAAGTTTTC